AATGAGAAGGTTTTTAATGGTGTTGTAAACGGGTGGGAGTTAAAAGGATTCCAACCATCAGATACAATGGATGGACTCTCAAATAATCCAAAAAAAGATAACCCTATAATCCAATATCCATATTTATTAGAGCTAATGAGAGATTTCTGCGTATTTGATTTAGCTTCTGCTGTGTACTTTAGATTTAAGCCTGGTTATACTAGCTTTGTTCACAGAGACGGTGAGGATTATTACATTAAGCAAAAAGCAGGAGTAGACAATCCTAGTATAGGGGAACAATTGCACAAGCCATTAAAGAGCAGGACGTCACTTAATTTTATTGTAAATGATTCTACTCCAGTTAATTTTACTAAAAATGATGACAAATATATGACTGATCAGGATTACCAATATACTTATTCCACAGCTTTATTAAATACTTGGAAACATCATTATGTTAAAACTTCAAATGAAGAACGACTGTTATTTAAAATTCACATTTATGAACCAGACTTTGAAGGAGTTTACAAACGGATGAAAGCATTAGGGCTATGAAATACGATAGTGATATAGTAACAATTACTAATTCAGCTAAAACATATCTTATCAATGCTATGAAAAATAATGGTAAATCTAATGTAATGCTTACTATCGATAGTGGTGGTTGCAATGGGTTCACATATAATTGGGAATTTACTGATGACATTACAGATGGTAATGATGTAACTTGTTTGGGTCATACAGAAAAAAAGATTAATGAAAGAATTGATCTTAATCTGATTATTGATAAAACAAGTGAAATGTTTTTATTTGGATCTGAAATTGATTACATTAGTGATTTAGGTGGTTCTTACTTGAAGATAAATAATCCGATGGCAAAATCACAATGTGGGTGTGGAACAAGTTTCTCAGCATAATATGATTACAATAGAATGGAAGGGTAAGATTGGTTACGGTGATATTATTTCACCACTGTGCTATGCGCATAATATTGCACAAATGAACTGTCAGGATGTAACCCTACATATGCGCTGGGTACACAAACGTGGAGAGAAATATAAGCCTGAAGATCCTGAAACAATAGATGAAAGATTTAAATATCTTTGGTCTATTTGCAAACCGGTTGCTTATCATAAAGTTCATTTAAAACAAACATTTTACTCGAACATTGATTGGAATCATACAAATTATGACGACGAGTCCCCATTCCATAACCTATGGTGGTCGAGACTGAGAAATCAAGATAACAATTTAAAATATGTTGTCATGAACACCACCCTCGGTCATAAACAATCACTTGAGGATTATGGTGGAAAGTCGAAAGTTTGGAAAGATCCAGTAGGTGATGATGGGTATAAAAGAATAGAAAGAATAATTAGAGAACAATGGGGTATGGATGTATATCATGTAAATTACACAAACCCTGTACGTGAAGTTATTGACCTCTATAGAAAAGCATTTATGGCGGTTGGATACCATGGTAGCACATTGTGGGCTGCTAGATACATTGGAGTACCTATCATAGCGTTCTCTCAGAAAAAAATTACTAAACAAGCATTTCCATGGGCTCTTGTTAAATCAAAATATGACGATGCAGATTTTTTAAATATCGACCCATATGAGATAAGAAAAAAAGCTAAATTACGAATTAGACAACTGGAACAACAGCATGAATTCTATATCAACACTCCCAATCTACATAGGTTACGAGGAGAGAGAACATAGTGCATTTGAAGTATGCAGATATTCTATTCTTCGACACAGTAGATATTGGTGGGGAGAGAACCCACAAATACACAAACTTAGATCAAAAGATATAAAAAGTTATCACAGGGATCATGGTGAACCACAATCTACTGATTTTACGTTTACAAGATTTTGGGTACCCTGGCTTTGTAATTTTCAAGGAATGTCAATATTTGTTGATTGTGATTTTTTGTTTTTGGATTCTGTTTTTAATTTGATTGCTGATATTGATAAGACAAAGGCTGTGTCTGTTGTTAAGCATCCTCCATACATTCCACTTAAAGATGTCAAGATGGATGGTGTGCAGCAACATAAATCATTCAGAAAAAACTGGGCTTCATTGATGGTGTTTAATAATGAACATCCAAAGAATAAGATATTGCAGCCTGAGTATTTAAATAACCACATTCCTGGTATTGATTTTCATCATCTCAAATGGCTCGATGATGATGATATTGGTGATATACCAATGGAGTGGAATGTGCTAGACCAGTACTATTATATAAAGAGTGCAAAAGCAATTCATTATACAGAAGGTGGTCCGTGGTTTGGTAATGAGTTTAATAATACAAGATATGGTCCACTGTGGAATGAATATAATATGATGAGGATCAATGATGAGCATGAATGGCAATAAATTTAATATTATCTTCACATATTATGGTCAAATAGATCATCTTGTAAATCAATGTAAGTTTTTTAGTAGGCAGCCATCAAAATTTAAAACAAATTTTAATGTTACTTTTATTAACGATGGATATTATGACTCGGGATTGTTCGAAGACGTTATCAAATCCTTTGAAGATCAATTTAATGTTGAAGGTTATAGGGTAACTGAAGACATTGGGTTCAATAGTCATGGGTGTAGAAACCTAGGCATGCTGAGGTCAAATTACCATTGGAACTTAATGGTTGACATTGATTGTTATTTGACCGATACAATTATTGAAGGAATTATTAATAAGGAATTGGATAATAATAAGTTTTATGTTTTTAAGGTTGATGTTGAAATTGATAAAGAGAAGAAAAAGTACGATTATTATGATCCAAAGGAAATCTTGAAAACTATAGCTCATCCAAATATTTTTTTGATAAACAAACCGTGCTTTTGGACATCAGGTGGATATGACATTGAGTTTACTGGAATGAGACATGGAGACAAGGAGTTTTTCTTCGCTTTAGATAGAGATAAATATGATTATGAGCTGTTTGAATACAATGATCAAACGTTAGTGATTTATTTACAATCACCATTGAGACAAAAATCATATATTAATACTCAATCGTCTAAGACACCTGGGTTACAAACAACCATTGACTACGTCACTGAAAGAAATGATAATATAGAAAGAAAGCTCAAGAAAAGAATTATCAGTTTTCCTTGGCAACAGGTAGTGTAATGAATTTATTAAAAACGTTTGTGGTTGCAGCAGCATTAATAACTGCAAGTAGTGAAGCATATGCAACATCTGAAATTGAAGGGTTTGAAAATCAGCAAAGATCATGCATGCTCGAGGCTTTGTTGTTTGAAGCTGGTAACCAACCAATAATAGGGAAACTTGCAGTTGCAATTGTAATTATAAATCGAAAAAATCACATAGAATACCCAAACACAATATGTGGAGTTGTTCACGAAGGACCGGTTAATTCATGGTGGTATAATACTCACAACCGTATTGTACCTGTTAAACACAAATGTCAGTTTTCTTATTGGTGTGATGGTAAGCCTGATAATATTGATGAGTTTGTTGGAACAAACCCATACCACGAATCAATAGAAATTATTGATTATCTATTCACTAACAACATACCAAAATTATTAGAAGGAGCTACACATTACCATGCAGACTATGTTTCACCAAAATGGGCTAATGTGCTCAAAAAAGTTACTACAATTGGTAACCATGTGTTTTACAAATGATGCTTAATATCAAAACACCATCTCAGTTTGCACTTGAGATTGAAAAAATTGTAAAGGATAAGAAAATACCTTATCTCGATGCAGTTATGTATTATGTTGAATGTAATAATGTTGAGATCGAGACAGCAGCATCATATATAAAAAGTAGTCAAACCTTAAAGGCTAAAATTACTATTGAAGCTGAGGATCTTAATATGGTAAAAGGATCAGCAAGGTTACCAATATGAAAGCATTCGAGTGCTTTACAACATACATGGCAATGAAGAGACATTTCTCCTCGGACTATGATATGTTTAAATACAATGGAAAGTTAAACAATACAAGCGTCTCTAAGTTTGAAACAAGACGTGATAAGTATTTTTTTCATAAACTTTCCAAGCTAAAGAATCCGTATGACTTCATGTTGGCTAATATTATAAAAAATGCTAACTTTTGGCCTGGTGATGTCAATAATATGGATACTCATGCAGTTTATGTCAATTGGCAAAAACGTCAACAAAGCATGAGTTATATGTTTAAGCAAGACTTACATAAGATGGATGATGACTTTGATGTAAATATTTTTGTTAAGGACGGAATGCATCCCCACTTGCTAAAACTAATCCTCAGGGAAGACATTGGTGTTGAAACCTTTATAATATTGAATGAACTAACACCATTCTTCTGGTATTGGGACAACGCTATGGCTAAAGACCCAATATGGAATGACTTGAAAAATAAATGTGAAAAATACAAGCCATTCTTTATAAATAATGTTGACTTGAAGAAGTTTAAGTCATATACTATGGAACACTTTGGATAAAACGTATACATCGCTTACATTAAGGAGAAATACATGTCGTTCGCTACATTAAAGAAGAACCGTCAGAATGAACTTGAGAAGCTAACATCAGAGCTAAGCAAGTTAAACTCATCCCCACAAAATCGTGAACAAGATGACTACTGGAAGCCAGAAGTAGATAAGTCTGGTAACGGTATGGCTATCATTCGATTCCTACCTGCACCAGAAGGCGAGGATGTTCCTTTTGTTCGTATTTGGGATCATGGTTTTAAAGGTCCTGGTGGATGGTTCATTGAGAAGTCTTTGACTACTATTGGTCAGAAGTGTCCTGTTTCTGAATACAATTCTATGCTTTGGAGTCAAGGTACTGAAGCTATAAGACATTTGTTCGTACGTATACCAAACGTCGTCTGTCATACATTAGTAACATCTATGTCGTTAAGGATCCTGCTAATCCTGAGAATGAAGGTAAGGTTTTCCTCTAC